CGGGTCAACCGAGCGGTGAAATGGAAGAGGCCTATCGAGCAAACGGAAAGGCGCGCCCTGGCTGCGTCTGTCGCTGCAATTGCAAGATGGACTAGCTCGGCCGAGTACGACCCCCGTGCTCTAGAAGCAGTACTCCGACACTTGAGAAAACTCAAGGTGAAGAAGTACACTCCAGAGCAGGAGGTTGCGATTCCGTGGCCCACCCCAGGGGCCAAAGCCGTCATCGAGAATCTCGATAGGACAAACCCTGCGCCGTTCACAACCTGGCTCCGAAAATGGAGCGAGGACCGTGCACAGCGCGAGGTAATCCTCGAGACCGATGCTCTTATCCGCGAGTCAGAACTCGAACCTCCGATCCAAAATTGGACCGAATGGTACCGAGACGACTCCTCATCGGACGAAGAGATCATAGGCTTCGGCATGGGGTTCGGGGGCGGTAGTGCGTACTACGACACGATGGGAACCTTTTCTGGAGGAAACATCGGCATGCCAACTCAGTTGATGCAGCAATCACGAATGATTGCGGAATCTGAACCTGAGCGGCTTGCCGAGAAACTCCGTACTCTAGTCCCTCGTGCCGCAGACTGCACGACCGTCCTCGAGGTCCACGGGCCCGCCGGGTACGGCCCACCGCCTCTAACGCCAGTCGCCATCGCTGAGATGGGGGACAAGGTCAGACTCGCAAGTACACACGGTACTCGCGAGGTCTGGTTAAGTCGCCGCCTAAATCAGCTCTGGCTCCCAACGCTGGAGAGGGTGCACCGGACCCGGTACTCATTGGCCGGCCAGCCCGTGCGGCTGCTTCGCGATCGGCGAAAGGGTAACCCAAGGAGGGCACTAGTCTATAGTGCGGACCTGAGCGCCGCCACTGACTATATCCCGCATGAGGTCGGACAGAAGATTGCCCGCGCCCTCAACTCCCTCGTGTTCACAGATGAATCTGCCCGAACTCGATGGAACGAGGCCACGGACGTCCTCTTAGGACCACACGCGGTAACAGAAAGTGGCGACTTCGCGACTATCCTCAACCATTCTCTACCGACCTCGTCCTCCCTACAGGAGGCCTACGAGCGGGCTTATGAGAAGGTACGGAAGACAGTCACGACTCGAGGTCTGCACATGGGACTAGGCCCAAGCTGGGTCATCCTCTCGTTGATCAACGAAGCTGCCGCTGCCATTGCAGCGCCAAACCACCCACGCTCCGCGGCTGTC